TCAAAGCAACTATAGAACAGAAAAGTATGTTAATAGGTACAGAGAAGCAAAGAGCAAAGCAACTATTTAATAACTGGATGCGACAAGGCACAAACATACTTAGTAAATTTGAAGCTAATTTCACAGAAGATCAACTCGAAGAACTTTCTCTATTAGTTGAAACTTCTATGAATGATTTACGTAAAAACATAATCGTAGTTGATTAAATAAATTTGCTTATATTTGCAATGTGAACGAAGATTTTATTAAAGAGAAAAGGCAGGTAATTGAAACAGCCTGTAAAAACATCTGCAAGCATTCAGACATTTGGAGGGATTTATCGCAGGAGGTAAACATCTACTTTCTGACCAATGCACTACCTGAGAATCTCGAAAAGATAGATGGCTTTATATTTGTTGTAGCTTATAAGATGTTTCACTTGTCGGGATCTGAATTTAACCGTTTACACTTTGACAATGTTTTAATAGAATCTACAGAACTTGACTACTTAAAAGAGATAGATATTCCTTATGTTGATGGCAATGTTTATAAAGAATACATTGAGCAGGTAGGACAACTAGACGACATGGAGCAGATATGGGTAGAAGAAATAGTTAAAAGGAATCTATCAATAAGATTATTTTCCGAGCATACTGGCATACATAGAGCAACAGCTACAGAAAGAATGAATTTAATATACGAGAAACTTAGAAACAAAAACAAATGATAGTAATAGTAACTTCAATAATAGTCATCTTAGGATGGACTGAAATCTTTAAACAGACCTTTACAACTACTGAAGGCTTCAGGTATAAGTATCATTTCGCTAGAACTTTAATTAGCTCTATGGATGTAAAGCCTTTTAACTGTTCCTACTGTCTATCTTTTTGGGTGGGATTAATATTTTCTATTGCATTACTAGATATTTCTTATATGGCTATCTATTTATTTTACGTATTAAAAAGAGACTAATGAATTATAGAGAAATGAAATGGGGAGCTTTAAAGAGCTACGGAACTAAACTAGGAATAGATACTAAAGGAATGACTAAAGAGCTTCTCTTAGAGTGGTTAGACGCTATGCCTGATGTAGCTCATGGAATAGAACATCTAGAACCGTTCAAAGGTATTAAACAAAACCATCCTTTATTCGATGAGATAAAAGACTACCTACCTTACTTAAAAGCCTTTAAAAGATTGAAAGCAGTATCTCCAGTAAAGGAAGTAAACGTAGCAATAGCTACTTTGTTTATGAAGTACATTGAAGAACAGAAGAATATCGCTATCAATTTAGGATGTGGAATCTGTAAGCATAAATATTATGAAAGATTAATCGCAGGTTACAATAAGTTGGTAGACCAATATGGAGGAGAACGTATATAGTTATTGTTTGGAAGTACATAAAGATGGAAACCTTTATATGGTTACTGAGTATATGAATGGCTATATTACTATCTACCCAGCCAATGCAACCATGGAAGAGGAAGGAGAAGTATATTTTATCAACTTACATGAATAAGAAAGATACAGAAAAGGCAATGGATTTAATAATGTTGACCAAAGACTTAAAGACTCAATCAGATGAAATAATAAGATTGAAGGCAGAGTTAGAGAAAGAAATTAGACAGGCTTTTGTTCATGGTCAAGGAAATAGAGCTTTAATGGAGGTTGGTTTAGAGAGAGATGAAACAGATGATTATGTTAGTAGTAGAATGAGGAGCTTATTAAAAGGTAACGGTAGAGATATGTCAAAGGTTGCGATAAAGATAGTTGAGTATTTTAACCCAGATGAAACGGTATGGGATTCAAAAATGTACGAACAGAAACAAGTAGTTATAATGCTACTCCAAGAGCAAAAGCAAAGCAATAGTTGTAAAAATAACTACTATGAAGATTAAAAAGAAACACTATAAAGCTCTACAGTATGCTTCACTTATTCAGAGGTGGAAATACTTGCCCTATAATTTTATATTTGAAGTGGTTAATAATTGCGAAATAGACGAACAGAAGTTAAACAGAAATAGGTTAGAGCAGAATGGTAAAAGATTATAAAGAAATGGACTGGAGCAAAAAATATACATACAAAGATAAAAAGATATACATTAGCTACGAAACTAAGAAGTATATCCTATGTTCATTCTACGAAAGTGGAAAGGGTACTTTTAAACTAGATAAAACTGCATTTCATGGTTAGCATGGTAATATTTAGTTGGACATTAGCAGGAGCTATAATTGTATATATTTTAATTAAAAGATATTTAAACAAATAGATATGCCCGATATAAGTTTATGCACTAATAAAGAATGCAAGTTTAAAAAAGACTGCTACAGATTTACAGCAAAGCCTAGCGAGTTTATGCAGGCTTATGCAGAATTCAATTGTAAAGATAAAGTAGGAATTGATACCTTCTTTTGGGAGAATGGTAAACCAAGTATTCAACCTAAAACAAAATGAATAAGGCAATATGTTGTCTATTTAATAACTATTTACATCATAATAGACAATATGTTAGCCAACGCTTTAATGTGGTATAAAATAAAACAAAGAAGATGAATAAAGAGCTTACCCCTAAAGAACAGAAATTTGCAGAGCTATGTGTTTCGTTAGGGAATCAAACAGAAGCGTACAGGCAGGCTTATAAACCTGCTAAGAAGGATGCTGAATGGATTAAAGTGGAAGCGTCTAAGTTAGCAAAGAAAGTAAAAGAGCAAATAAGAGAATATAGAAGCAAAGGAACTATAACATATAAGCCACAACCTAAAAAACTAGATGGATATGTTTACATACTAGATATTGAAGGATTCAACTATTATAAAGTAGGTTTAAGTAGGAATGTACCAAGCAGAAAAAAAGCAATTCAAACATTAGTGCCTTTCGATATTAGTATAGTTAGAACTATTTATATAGATAACTGCAAAGCAATAGAGCATGAGATACACGAAAGGTTAAAAGATTACAGATTTAAAGGAGAGTGGTTTGAATGTGATTTAGATTTAATCAATAATATATTTAATGAATATGACACCTAAGGAGCAAAAGTTTGCAGAATTATATGTAACATTAGGCAATGCCTCAGAAGCATACAGACAAGCCTATAATGTTACTACAACTAATTTAGATACTATTAAAGCGAAAGCATCTAAGCTATTAGCAAAGGACAACATTAGTACTACCATTCAAAACCTTAAAGGAGATGTAAGCGTTCAGCATGGAATAGACAGGGCTTTTATATTGAAAGGTTACTTAGAAATCATAAGCGATGCAGATTATACCTTTCAACTAGGAGCGGATAACACGCTATCTACAGAAGACAAACAAGCATTCTATAGGGTAATGAATCAGACTAAGAATACTGACAAGCTGAGAGCTTTAGAATCCATTGCTAAAATGATGGGATTAAACGAGCCTGAAGTAGTGGAACATATGCATATTGTTAAAACTTACAAAACAAACTGGGGATAATTGGAGGAGGTAGATTTATATAGACCACACCCAAAGCAAAGGGAGATACATAAAGCCTTAGACACAGATATAAAATATTGCATAGTTTCTATAGGTCGGCAATTTGGGAAGTCAACACTAGGCGAGAATCAGTCTATAAAATGGGCTTTAGAAAATAACCATTGGAAAATAGGGTGGGTATCTCCTATCTACAAACAAGCTAAGAAAGTATTCAAGGATATAGAGAAGGCTTTAATAGGTTGCAAATTTGTTTCCAATACCAATAGAGGTGATTTGATAATTGAGTTCGATACAGGTTGCTCTATTCAATTCTACTCAGCAGATGCATACGATAGTATTAGGGGTGAAACATTTGACGCTTTGATTTGTGATGAGTTTGCATTCTTTAAACCTGAAGCTTGGAATGAGGTCCTGAAAGCGACTGTATTAGTTAGAGGTAAAAAGGTACTTATCTTATCCACTCCGAAAGGCAAAAACCAATTCTATAATCTATTCAACTTAGCAGAGCATAATAAGAACTACATTAGTTTCAGAGGTAGCTCATACGATAATCCCTTCATTGATCCCGAAGAAATAAAGGAAGCACAAAGGAACTTACCTGATCACGTATTCAAGCAGGAGTATCT